GTGTCACCTGGCCCCTTGGCTTTGAGCTTGTTGTCGGCCCCGTCCATGTAGATGAAAAAGAAGCCAGCGCCCGGCGTTCCCGGAGCCGATACCGCCGGTAGGGTAATCCCCTGCGTGCCCGTCCCCAGAACAAAGGCATTTGAGCCCGAGGCGAGGTAGAAAAGATTCACATCTGTCCCACCGACACCATGAGCTGTTACCGCCGTGTTGTTGGGCAAATCGATGGCCGCACCCGAGAACGTCCCGCCGCTGAGATCGAGGCCGTACACAGCGGTACTCGCGCCGCGAAAATCGCTGTCGCTAACCTGAGTACCCGGCGGGACGAAGAACCCCACACGAGATGCCTTAGCGTTAAAGGGGTTCACCATAAAGCCCGCATCGATGATATGCGAACTCGCCCCCTGAGCATTTGTAGCAAGGAAATCAACGGCGAAGTGGTTTTGGTTGAAGCTGGTACTAACCGGAGCGTCGCTGGTGCTGTTTTCGATGTCAGCCTCGCAACCGACCAAAAACGCCCACGCAGCCCCTCCAGTGTTCTGTCCGAGACAGACAACCCCATCGGCCTGGCCGCCTACGGAACCGACCTGCACCGTGGCATGGAAGCGCCCGCCCTCGACAAAAGTGCCGAATCCGCCGTTGACATCCACGCCCTCGGCAATAATCGCCGTCGCGCGATCGCCGGCGGCGGTGCCGGTCATCGTGTTCGAGACATACAGCGCGCCGTTGGTCTGGCTGCCGCTCGCTAGGCCTGTCCCATATTTCTGAACGATTGAAGTAGAGTTCGTCGTGTTGTCGGGGGTGGCGACAGACCCCAGCGTGTAAACCGTAACGGCCCCAGAAACGGAACCGTTGAAGATCGGAGTTGCCGAAAAGTTGGGCAGTCCCGACACCATAATGCGATTGAGGGCAGACGCGGGAACCGGGCACCCGTCGATGAATGGCGGGGCGCTCGCGTTCGGGTTCGGTACGCAACCAACCTGAGCCCAGCTGGGCACACTCACAAGCAGCGCCACCGCAGCAAGCAACCACGCGCGGACGACATTTTTCATGGCCCGAGAACCCCTCCTACCGTCTGACCCAGTATCCATTCCTGCGACACCGGATAGGGTAGTTGATAGCTAAGCACTTCGTCGCGCAGATTGATAGCGCCGAGCTGCAGCGCCGCCGTAGAAGCGCCCGCGATGGAAAGCCGCATCTGTCGGTAGACCAGAGGGTACGGCCACAGAATAGGACGCTGCGCCGGCACCGAGAACGGTCCGATCCATACATAGGCCTGAGCCAACATCACGCCCATGTCGTCGGTCACCGTGGCGAGCAGCTCCTCGGAGCCGGATACGAGCCCGACCAACACGGTCGTCTGGCTCATGCTAATCGCCATTTGACCAGGATTGTCCGGCAAGAGAGCCGTGGTGAAGACCCAGGTGAGCTGAGCGCCGAATTCGCTGTAAGCCGACGCCTGCGATGGGTTCACATCGCTACGGTAGAGACTCCCTCGGGCGGCCTGCGGTGCGCATAGGAACGTGTTGCCCCGCGGCAACGGCGCGATAAGGTCCATCAGCGATGTATGCGGCCCCGACCAGGTGCCGATGTCGATATGAAACCAGAATTCATCCGTGCGCAGCGCCGTGCCCCACACGCTCGCAACCGCAGCCGGAGGCGTCCACCCTACGGTGACCCTATAGACGTTCTCGTTAAACGCAGCGGCGATCCGGGAATAGTAGAGAGTATTCAGGAACGGCAAGGTAAGGCCCTTGCCGTATGCCCCGATGGGGTCCGACACGGTGCCGTCAAAGCCGATCAGCCGCAGCCCATCGGTCGCGACGAACAGCAGCCCTTTCGGCGATGGCGAGAGGCTGTTCGGCGACAGGGTTCCGGTTGCAGTCTGAAGCGGATTGACCTGGATCGTTTGGCTAGCAAAGTCTCCGGTGATCTGCTGAATATTGCTGTCGCCCTGGAATACCATCAGGGATTGGATGATGCCGCCGAGCTGGGTGTTTAGCCCCAGCCCAGCCGCCGCAGTAACGGGGATCCCATTATCGAACGTAAGCGTCTGCGAGATGTTCGTCTGCTGGCATGGAAGGCCCGCATCGGACGCTTGCACGCCGACGCTCAGCGGAATCGTCGCCGAACCGACATAAACATTCACTCCGTAATAGGCGCGATTGGCGAACTGCGAGACGAAGATTGCCGGCCCGTTTGAGGCTAGCGGATTGATGTTCAAATCCCCCGCCCCCCACAATGGCGCACCAGGAGTCCCGCCCGCTACGGTCAATGTCTCCAAGCTATTAGAGGATGTCGCGTTCTGCGACATGATGATGAAAGAGCCGGAAAACGTTAGACCGACGCCGCCGATGCTCGATACCGTGGCCGCCTGAGAGATCGTCACCGCATAGGCGGCCGGGTTGTAGGCGAGAACCGTTGATCCAGGCGGGATGCCTGGCCCCGACACCGTTTGGCCTATGGCGATAGCGCTCTCATATGACGCGCTCGTCAACGTCAGCGTTTGAGTGCCCACGACGGTAAGCGCGAACACCGGGAAGCTGACATTGTTGAAGCTGATAATTGTTGTGTTGGCTAGGATGCCCGCCCCGGTTATGGACATCCCAGGCTGTAGGCCGACTAAGTTTGGGGAGCCGGTGATTCCTGGAATATCTATTGTAGTATTCCCGATAATATTTGATACGGAAAACCCAGATATATCAAGCCACCCAAATTTTATCGCAACCGGCGACCACGCAAAAAGTACAGCGCCGGTCGATGTGCCTGTCGCATTATTTGAAATAGTTATATTGGTCCCGTAAAATGCTACGGACACGCCCGATATATTCATCGTGAGAGCACTGTTGAATGTAATGGTCGTGCCCGCTACGTTAGATACAATCGCGTTTACTCCAGGGCCGATCAATGCCTGGCCGACGGCGATCCCGGTTGCGCTCCCAACCATGACCGTGTTCGCGCCTGATGATCCCGATGCAGTGGTCATCACTGCTGTTGCCACGATATTGGTGATCGTCGTATTCGCCGGAATGAGGCCACCAACCCCATCCGATACGAGCGAGCCGATCGCGGCAGAAAACAGAAATGGCCCCGCAAGAACGTTGGAGCCCGAGGCAATATTTGCCGTAAACCCGATAAAACTTGTGGGCAGCGACGCTCCTCCGGCAAACCCTGGATGGGTGAAAATCACCCGGCTGGTGATCTCGTCGATTGTCGGTGGCGTCCACTCTCCCGTCGCCAGCGGCGAGTTCGGCAGGTTCGCCGACGACAATCCGGTGATGGGTACGAATGCCCCCGACGCAGCGTCGTACATAAACGGGGCGTCCTTACCCGCAAATGCCTGCGTCGACGCGAACCCGAAAGCGGTGTTCCCAAGCGTCTTCAGCCCCGTCACCGGGCCGCCGTTGTAATTTGGAATAGCAGCTACCGATGTCATGGCAGGCCGCGGCACAAAAACCCCGGTGCTGTTCGGCTGCCGGATCACGTTCTGGAGTTGCGACATCGCCCCCGCGAAGGCGTCCGATCCGTCGACAGCATCGGAGAGTCCCTTGGGCGACCAGCGGCGAGGCTTCTGGTTCTTGCCGGGCATTACCGCATCCTCCGGGCTCGGATCTCGCCGAACGCAGACACCCCAGCGCCAGCGCCCGTAAAAGAGACTTGTGCCAACAGGTAAATGGTGCTGGTTCCCGTGGCGTTTTGCTGCAACGGGCCGTGGGGCAAGATTGTGAACTCACCGTTGAGGCCGGTAACCGCGGATCCCCACTCGAACGGGAAACTGTCAATTACCGGACTCGCGGTCGAGCTCGCCGACACCCATCCTGCCATGCTCACGATGGCTGGCGAACCCGACATAGCCAATGCCGTGTCTCCATAAACATCCCAGTCTCCGGCCGTCAAGGGCACGCTCGTCACGACCGTAATGACGTTTGACGAGAGCGCAAGGGCCGCGCCGGATGTGACCTTGGCGCTGATGAGCTCGCCGACATCGCCCGCAGCGGCGCTCGAGCCATCGGTGATCCCCTTGACCTTGATGTTCGTCACCGTGATGGCAGTGGTGCCGCTGCCGCTCGCGTAGCCCGCCAGGGTGATGGTCTGGTTGCCGGTCAGGTAGTTTTGATTCGTCGCCGCGGTCACGAGCCCCTTGGCGTTGAGGGTAAGGCCCTGGAATACCCCGGTGTTGGCATTGACGGTCGCGAGCGTCACCGTGATCGCCGTCGTCCCCGATCCCGTGGCATCGCTCGAAAGGGTAATCGTCTGGTTGCCCGTCAGATAGCCGGCGTTTACCGCCGTGGTCGCTTGTCCCTGGGCGTTGAACGTGATGCCCTGATACGAGGCAGCCGTGATACCGGTGTTCGAGATCGCGAACGAGCCCGTCTGGGTGATCGTCGTTGGCGTCGCGATGAGCCCGGTTCCGGCCGTCAGGCTCGTCACGGTCCCGCCGCTGCCGGCCGCCGAGATCGTGATCAGCCCCGTCGTGAACGTGAGCGTGACGCCAGAGCCGGCCGTCAATGCGGTCGGAATCGGCGCCGCCGCTACGCCGCTCGCATTCGCGAGAATGAGATGCGACGAGATGGCGCCGAATGTCGTGCTGACCGACGTCGTGCCCGAACCAGTCACCGCGCCAGTGAGCGCTATGCTCTGATTCGCCGAGATCGTCGATGGGTTCGTGCCGCCAGAAAAGGTGACCATCTCCGCGAAGATGGTCGGAACCCCAATCGTCTCAGGAAGGAAGACTTGGATCTGCCCCGAGTTAGTCTGAACGATGCAGGGCTGGAGGGCCATCCATTAGACGTGGTGCGTCAGCAGATACCAGGCCACCGACGCCAGCCCCCCCATCATCAGGACGCACGCGGTCCCCGACGCCTTCAGGATCATGGCGTTGATGGAGGATGTCTGCTGGTCGAGAGCGCGGCCCATTTCGCTACGGAGTGCCATGAGCTGCTCCGTTCGTTTGGTGTCATTCTCCGCAACCTGGCGAGAGAGACCGTCATGCCGCTCGATATAGGCCGAGTACCGATCCCGACACTCCTCGAGGTGATGCTGCAACAACATCTCTAAGCCTACAAGCTTGCCACCACCACTTGAGAACATCTGGCCACGCCTAAACGAAATCATACGGCAGGCCAGTGTTGCGAGTTTCCCAATTGAATGTCAACCAGCAATAACGTGAAAAGATCGTGAAATTACCAGCGACACTCGTGCGGATGCTCCCTGCACCACCATTCGTGGCGACGATGCTCTTCCTCGCGGCGACGATGCTCCTCGCGCCATTCCATGTGACGCTCCGCATCGCCCCATACGCCAGGCGGCATCCAATGCTCATCGGCCCGCGCCGGCGAGGCGACCAGAAGAGAAAGCAACAACAGTAGTGCGTAAATCATACTCACCATCCGATGGTTTTTGTGTTGTTCAGCTTCGAGAAGGCGCGCCCGAACCGCCGCCTGTCAAGGATTACCGTTTGCGCCCGGTTCGTCTTGTCGCCCTCAAACGTCTCGTACGCGCCGAGCTTCTTCTCCGCTTGCGCCAAGAATTCCTTGCGCCGCGGGTCGGTCGTCGACGAGCTGAGATCGGCGGACAAGCGATCGATGAGGTAGGCCTGATCGGGGAACCATGGGACGCGGGTGAAATCAAGCAGCGGCGGCATCAGGCGCTGGTAGCGCAGAATCGCGGGGAACGCGCCGGAAGGACCCGGATAGACGTAGGCGTTCGGCTGTGTGCCGAACATAATGGCGGCGGCGCCGGCACCGGTGACTGATTGGAACGTCGCCGTCGCGGCAGCCGACATCGTGACCGTCTGGTTGCTCGAGGTGATTGCCGTGATGGTCGCCCCAGCCGGCACACCATTGCCGGCGAGCCCTTGGCCCGTGATCATGTAATTGACGGACGCACAGGTGATCACCGTCGAGGTCTGGCTCATCGCCGCCGTCGTGGTGCCGACGATGTAATCAGCCGCAGTTGACTCGGGGCTCAAGTCCGTCGCGTAGGCGTAGGGCAGATTTTGAATGCCGGGTTGCTGAACCTGCATGTCGATCCGGCCGAGATCCCATGGCTGTAGCGGATAGGGTACGCCGTTGAAGACATAGAAAAAGGCATATTGCACGCCCTCCGATCCGGAGGTTTCCGAGGTGCGGAGGAAGTCGAGCGGCAGCGGGTAGGGGCCGCCAAAGTTGGTTATTCCGCCGACCGTCGTGATCAGGCCTGGGTTCAAAGTGAAGTAATAGACGCCGCGAGCGGCCGAGAAGCTGTGCTTCAGGCACAGCTCATCAAGTATGATCTGTAGCTTATTCTGCCCCGCGACAAGGAAGCCGGGAGCCTGTACGTCCTGTGTCGCCTGCGTGATGAGTTGATTGGCGTTCAGCATCGCTCATGCCGCGAACCGCATCTCGTCGATTACGTCCTCGAGCTCCTTGGGCTTCACCGGCAATTCGCGGCCGGCGAGTTGCGCGTCGAGGCAGGCGATCTCCCATTCGATGATCGGCACGTCGCGGCGGAAATTGCGGAGCGCCATCACGCCCTGCTCGATCTGGTCGTCGAATTTCTTGAGCTCGCCCTCGTCCTTTTCCGACAGCTTGAAGTCGAGCCGCCGGCCCGACTTCCGATGCAGCGCCTCGCGGGTCGCCACATACGCCGCGCGCTGCGCTCGCATGCGTTCCACGTCGCGCTCAGTTTCGATCGGCTGCGCCCGCGCCACCTGGAGGGCCTCCAGCTTCTCGGCCTTCTTGACCTTCAGGTTCTCGCGATCGCTGACCGCAGTAATCAGGTCCATCGCCTGGAAGAAGTCTTCCTTGCTCGCGGTAAGATCCATGGCGAAGCTGAAGGCAAGGTCGTCCTTGCCCTGCTTTAGAATGACTCTACGCTGCACCCCGAGCGAGGAAACCGGGAGCGGCGTCTCGACGGCGGGCACACCGGTCATGCGGGGCTCCCATCCGGGTTGAGCGGAATGTGGACATTGCCGAGGCCCATCGCCCGGCCGAGCATCCAGCGGCGACGGCGCATGTTCTGACCCTGGAATTCGAGCTCGTGCTGCGCGGCGCGGTACAGCATTTCGCGCCGACTGTCCCACTGTGCCCGAGTCATCTGGTAGCGCATCCCGTGCAGGTAGACCACACCATCGATCCGTAGGCCGATGTCTGCGATCTCGCCATGCTCACCGGCCGGCGGCAATTCGATCAGCGCCGTGACGATCTCGGCGTTCCGCTTGGCGACAGCCATCGCCTCGACGGTCGCGGCCGGCACGAGTCCCGCCTCCATGCGCGCGGCGTTGAGTGCCGCTTCCTCGGCGGCCTTGCGCTTGGTCTTGCGCTTCTCGGCCAGCGCCTTGGCGAGCTGCTCGGCATAGATGCGGCCGAGCTCTTCCATGCCCAGCAGATCGCGCGTCTCCGCGTCGATGCTGACCAGGAACAATTGAAACGGGTCGGCAGGATCGACCGACGAGAGAGGAGCCTCCTCGCCGACGTGCTCAACCGCCGACCCGTAGAGGCCGGCGGCGAGTCCGACCTCTTCCCCCACAATCTCTTCAGCGATCGCCGCAAGCGGCGTGCCCCTGTCGGTTTTCCGCGCTGCCTTGGCTGTCGCGTTCGCCGAGCGCGTCGCCGCCGCCTTGGCCCGCGCCTCCCGGCGCTGCTCGGGTGTCCAATCCTTGAAGCTCATGTAAACGTCCAGATGCTGCCGCTGAGAGCGACCGAATTCCCCGACACCAGGATCGGCCAGCCGAAGTTGTCGATCGCCACATAGTCGCCCGGCAGAACCTTGAGCCAGCCGCGGTTCGGGACATAGAGGAGGCCGTTCGGCATAAGGCCAGCATTCTCCATGCCGGGCTCGTTCTGCCGCACGAAGGCGACGAAATTGCCGGTCGTCGTGGTCGTGGCGTTCTGGCTCATCACGACGGAATTGCTCGTCGCCGACACGACATAGGTGCCGGCTGGCACGCCCTTGCCGAGCACCGCGTCACCCGCAGCGACCTGCGTGATGGCGTTCGAGCTCGGGCCGATCGTCGTTACCGCCGTCATCGAGGTCGTCGCGTTCGTCACCGTCGCTTGCGCGAGCACCGCCGTCACCCCGAAGGTGTAGCCTTGCAGGATCGTCGCGGTGCTCGACGGCGTCAGCCCGCCAAGCCCATAAACCAAATCGCTCGTGACCGAGAAGTTGAGCTTGCCCAGATCCTGGTTGATCGTGCTCGTGACGCCGCCCGTCCAAGCCGCCGAGGCAATCAGCGCCGTGTTGGTTACCGTTCCTAGAGTGTGTAATGCCACTTGGTTACACTCACGGGTTGCCGATGGCCCAGTTCTGAATTTGGGTGATCGCGGCCGAGTTGATCATCGGCGTCCCCGATGCCCCCGCGATGTCGTTGATGCAGTTCGACAGCGCCGTCAGGATGTTCGCCACCGTGACGGACACTTCCGACCCGGCCGCGACCGGCACCGGTTCGCCGGCGATGTACTGCGCCACCTGAGAATTGAAGATCGTGCGCGGGTTGGTCCCCGCCGGAGGCGCAACGCCATACTGCCCGGAAGCCACGGCCGCCACGGTCGGCTGACCCTGGCCCGGGACGTTGGCCTGAAACTGGCCGAGGAACGCCGGGTTGGCGTTGGGCGCCCAACCGATCCGCACCTCCATCTCTACGATTAGCGGCATTCTGTCCTACCTTTGCCGGGGGTTGAGACTGTAGCCCGACCTGCGCCGGCCACTTTTGGAATCCGGCCGCTCTTGAACGACCGACTGCATTTTGGTGCTGCCGGGGGCTGGTCGCGGCCGCCGTGCTATTGACCTTGCCACGCTACTCTCCCTCGTCCTTTGCGGCCTTACCCCGCTTCGGCGGCTCATCGGACTCGGCGAGGGCGCGCGTAGCAAACGCCGCCGCCATCTCTTGCATCGCCTGTTCGAGCTGGGCGACGCGGCCCGCGAGCAAGATGATGCCGCGCTCGCAGTCGGCAATCCGGTCAGCGACTAGCATCAGCCGAAGGTCCCTGTGTTGGAGGCGCTGCTTTCGATTCGGGCCATGAACTGGTTGTTAAGCAAAACCCAGCCCTCGAAATACTTGTAACCGATCACCCGCAATTGGTTGAGAGGATCAGACTTATCTGCCTCGAACAACCGCGTCCAGGTCAGCTCTTCGAGCTTCAGCGCGGCGAATGCTCGCTGCCCGAAGACGAAGGTCGGGAACACCGTCACGCCGGTTGCGGGGGCCGCGGGCGGCACCTGGAAGAGACCGACGCCGGTCAGCAGGACCGTGGTCGACGGCGGCAGTAGGATCGCTTGACCTGCGTAGGGGCCGACGGTCGGGGCCGCGCTGGAGTTGGTCGTCGCCAGGTTGATGATCGTGGTCGTGGCGCTGATGCCGCTGGAGATGTAGACGGCATAGGTGAACCCGGTCGTCGACGGCGTGGTGACCGAGATCCCGCCGTTGGGGCCGGTTACGGAGACGCTCGCCGATACTTGGGTGATGCGGCTCTCGTAAAAATTCTGCGTATCCCAGCCGGTCACCTGAACGTAATAGGTGCCGGTCGCCAGCGCGCCGCCGGTCGTGCCCGTTCCGGTGACAGCGGCGACTCCGACGAAGCTCGGGATCAGGTTACTTTCGCAGAAGTGCATTCCGCGCCAGTAACCCGTCTCGTTGATGTAGAGCCGGGTGATGTCCGAGTACGACCACGCGGTGACGACCGTCGGGTTGTTCGCAAAGTCGTTGAGCACGAGCGGCGAGGCGACGGCCATGTAATGTTCGTGCGTCCGCGGGCTCTTCGTCTCGCCGCCCTTGACGTTGTACGAAATGCTGCGCTGCACCGTCTCGCCGGTCTGGCCCGACCACATCGGCGCACCGAGCTGCTTTAGGTTCGCGACCGTGCGGTTCACAGTGAACGGGTCGAGCACGTCGCCGGCCAGGACGTTGGCGCGCGAGCCGCGCTGCGCCACGTAATTGACCTGCGTACCCGCCATCAGCGCGTTGAAGCCGTTGCGTTCGCGGAGCTCGGCCACTTGCATGCCGAGCCGCTCGGTCGCCTCGTGCAGCAAATCGTGTTGGATCGTGATCGTGGCGACGTCGGTAAACGTCACTTTGTCGCCCCACTGGAGCGCGACGCCCGTCACCTGACTGATCGTCAGCGTCTCGCCGATCGGCGGCACGCCCTCGGAGAGCGGAGCGGTCGGCAGCGGGAAGCGGTTGAACCGGGTCGCCGTCCACGACGTGCCCATGTGCTTGGGCATCGTCTTCTTGTCGGCGAATTGGTAAACGACCAGAAATCGCTGGGCGACCTCCAACGTCTCCTTGTCGAGAATGCGCTGGACGTCTGCTTGGAATTGGCCGGATGAATTGGTCGCCATTTTAGGTTATGGCCCTCATCAGGGCCACTCGATCACCAGAGCGGGCGGCCCTGCACCCGCTGAAGTGCTGCTTCGTAGGAATCGCCTGATGCCGCACGGTCGCGCTGGACGTCGGAGCGCCCCCCCGCTGGTCGCGTGGTCTGGCTCGCAACCCGGCGCTGTGCTGCCTGGCGCTGCCGGCCGGAAGTGCGGGTCTTTTGCCGTAGGGCTTCCTGCCCGTACAAATATGTGAAGATGACCTCGCGGGTTGGCGCACGGCCGGGGCCGCCGAGATCGCGGAATTGTTGCTCGACCTGCGCCGACATGCGCTGCCGCACGGGGTCCGATCGGCATGCGGAGTCCCATGTCGAGCGGTCGATCTGGTCGGTAATCTGAGCGTTTTGCGTTTGAAGCGCTGAGGCGAACTCTCGCCGGTCTCGCTCGCGCCAGTAGTTGATTTGCTGATCGGGGCTGAGCAGCGCCACTTGCTCGCGCTCTTGCGCCTCACGCCGCGCCTGCTCGGCGGGGTCAACCCGCGGCGGCGGCTGGTATGATCGGGCAGCAAGCTCACGTTCGTTCCGCTCTAACCTTTCACGCAATTCGCGGATTTCCCGCGACTGCCTTTCACGTCGCCCCGGCCGCTGCTGCGTTTTTGCGGCGGTCGGCTCGTCGGTACTCGGCGGCTCATCACCGCCGTCGTCATCGCCCTCGGCCGGCTGCTCATCGCCGGTATCGGGCTCCTCGAGTTCCTCGTCGAGATCGAGTTCGTCATCCTGTTCGGCCGGCTCTTGCGTGCCGGGGCGATCTTCGGACATTCAGTTTTCCTCGGGTTACACGGGCGCCCACCGAAGGGTTAGCGCACAGCCACCTGTGACATTCCGTCGCGCTATACGCGGGATGCTTGCATCGAGTCAAGCAGGAGCGTATGAGTGAGCGGTCGGGTGGTCCTTAGTCGTCCCTGACCATGGTGTCTTCCTCCTAAGATGCGTCCTCTCAGACGCCACCTCGGGCCGCTTCGGCGGCCCTTTTTCTTTACCGCCTCGGCATCGGCACCGCACCGGCACGCGGCATCTGGTCCGGGTGTATCGCGCCGGGCGGGCCCTTCACGAGCTGCGGCCCGGCCGGCATGGCTCCCTGTCGCGGAGGGGCGCCGCCGCGAGACGGCCTCTGTCCTTGCTGCCCACCTTGCATCCCGGCTTGCTGTTGCGCCTGCATTTGCGCCTGCCTCTTGATCCCGTCGGCAATGATGTGCCGCCGCATGTGGATATCGTAGGATGGATTGCCGGTCTGCTGCTTGCCTTGCATGTGGGCCCGCATGTGCGCCTGAAAGTCGTCGAGGACATGCACCGGAAGATCAAATCCCTGATCGAGTAGCTCGTTCTCGAATTCAGCATCGACCGACATGCTTTCGCGCAAGTCGAGAATTATCTGCGGACCGACATGCGGGCCGAAGATTCCCATGGCGGCCTTTTCGATCGCGACCCCGATCTGGAGCTGTTTGCCTTCTTTCGCAAGCAACGGCTCAACCCCTCGGGCAATGTTGATAAACCCGATTTGCTGCTGAAACTGTTGGGCATTGCGGGCCATTTGCATGCCCGCCCATTCAAAGCTGTAGCGGGTGCGGGTCTGCTGCGGCGGGATCGCCTCAAGGATCGCACGCTTGCCCATCAAGCCATAGTGCCTGGCCGTCGTTTCCTTGTCCCGATACTGGTAATCGAGATCGACAAACCAGCTCATCAAGTCGGTAAAGATGCCCTCTTCGCCACCCAGCACCGCACCGGCCTCGGTTGTCGTAAGTAGATCGACCTGCTGCTCTTGCGCGACCTGCGCCTGATTGCGCTTCGATGTTGATGTCTGCTGCGGCAGCATCGAGGGGTTGACGGATAGGCTCTGGAATACTTGCGAAATGCAGTATTGAATGCGCTGTATGGCGCGCGGCGTCAGGTCTGGAAACTCGGCGAACTTGACGGCGTTCGGCGGCAGATCCCAGATCGCGCCGATATTCATGATCAGCGGCTGCTTGCCGCTCGCAGGGTCACGAATCACGATCGGCATCGCCGCCATGTGCGCAACGTCGGCACCCTCGTTCGCGGCGTCGTTGGCCTCGTATTGTAGGCTGATCACGCCCTCTACCTGGGACTTGCCCTTGAAGACGCCGCCGATCTTCTCGACCGGCTCGCTAAGCAGCGGCACGCGATCGTTCCAGTGCGGGTTGCGGACGCAGCCGAGCGGCGACCCGTCGGGACCAAAGAACGTGCGTACGATGCGGCGCGGCCCGTCGTCATCATATTTTCCGTCAGCGCCGAGCGTGAGTAGATGCCCCGTCTCCCAAACGGTCGCTTCGGAACCCTTCTTGCGAATGCCGACCATCTCGGCAAGGAGCTTCTCGGCATCCGGCGGTGTGCCGGCTTTCGTCGAGGAAGACGCCTCGCCCATCGCGGCTAGAAGCTTCTTTCCCTCTTCTTTGTTGAGCATGCCAGCATCGCACATAGCCTCGACCTTGGCCTTCGACCAGCGGCGCACAATCGCGTAACCACCGCCCGCCGCCATAGCTTCGTCAATGGTATCCGCCGACGTCGGCCATATGAGTACGTCACTATCATGTAAAACCTCGCAAGCTGGCCGGGCCTCGACGTCATCCTCAACAACGATGTCTTCAATGTCCTCTCCGGGAACTTCGATGTCTTCGCCCGCGATCGTGACCGTCGGTCCGTGTGTTTCCCGTGAAACAACCTGCCGGTCGATCTCCGACCAATCGACGTAGAGGTTGAGCTGACCCTCGACATAGCCGTGCCGAATCAGCGGCTTGCAGACCCGGGTCTTTAGTTTTCCAGCTCGGATGTACTTGTCGAGCAGCGCAACGATTCCGTGAGGTTCCGAAGGTTCATCAGATACAACATCCACATAGTGACCTCCTTCGGGGAACAGCTGGTTAGACAATCGTGTAACAACAGCATTGATGGCGTCATGTACAATAGGGACATAGATTTGGGCGTCCCCCTCGTAATATTGGTTGTCGTTGAGCCTGCAGTTGTAGGCATCCCAATAATCCATTTGCTTGTCGGCGCGGCCGCTCTGATCCTCGAAGCCCTTTTTGATCGAGGGCCACAGCTCGGCGAGTTTCTTGCGGACGCGCGAGCCCTGGCGGCCGAGCAGGTCGCCGCCGCGCTTCAGCGCACGGTCGACGGCCGGCGGGGCATCATCCTCGGGGATTTCCTCGGCTGGCGGCGTCCGGTCTTCGCTCAATGGTGCCTCGCGGGGATGGCGCTCGCGTATCGCCGGCCCTGGCGATCAAAGCTCCAGTTCGGCTCGGTCTCTTCCTCATCGGTCGTCATCGTCATCAGAGCGGCCCAGCTTTCGATGCCCTCCATCAGGCAGCGGTAGGGGCCGGTCTCGGCCTCGATCGAGTTCCGGGCGCGACAATACCCGCCCGTGAGCGCTCGCAATGTCCAGCGCGCCGACGAGCCGACCTGGACGACAACCTCGCCGAGCCGCATGCGCTGGAGGCTATCAGCCAAGTAGGCTCGCCCGTCAGGAAGGGATCCGCCTCTTTGACCCACCGCAGGTAAGCGGTTAATCGCTTGGACAAGTCCGACATTCATCCACCTATCCCAATGCCAATCCGGGGCTACCCAACTAGGAGCCGCACGCCGCATGACGGGCACCGTATCCGGAATTTTAAGCGCGTCGAATCCACTTGGGCGGGCGGCGGGTAGCATCCGGTATCCAGCCGAGGCGAGCTGCCCGTCGACGGCAATCGAGGCGACGTGCTCCTCCGGCGGGCCCTCGTACGCCCAATCCGCCACAACCACCAGGCGATCCGCCGAATACTGGCAAAGCGCCGCAGTGGTCCATCGGTCGCGAGCGTTAACAGCCAGGTACGACGGCCGCCAGGGTGAAGGCGCAAGATTTTCGACAACGTGTTCCTCCCGAAAGCCGTCTATCATCGGCATGCCAGGCTTCAGCAGCAGCGCATAGGCGAGCGCGTTCGGCGCGTCAATGGGCGGCTCGGGGAAGCTCAGCAATTGCGATCGCAGGTCGGGGCAGTCCTCGGCGAACTCGACCTCGCCGGCCTCGAAGAACAGCTGGAGGCCGCGAATGAAGTCGAGCTTGCGCCGGGGTGCGTTGACGGGCTTCAGAGGGACGACGAGCCCGCGACGGATCTGCTCGGTGCGCAACGGCTCCCGAATCCATTCCGAAAGCCCCGTATCCTCGACTCCGAGATAGATCGGATCGAACTCTGCGGCGGTGCGAAAGATGTCTTCGACCATCTCGGTGGGCAACCATTTGTGGGCCTCGCCGCGCCACACGATGAGCTTGCCACCGACCCAGGACCACACGGCTTTGCCGGTCGTCGCCGAGTTGCGGCCAACCGTGCGGGCCGGGTCGTACATTGCCCAGACCGGCTCATAGGTCCGGGTCCGCGTCACCCGGCGGAATTTGCTTTCGAGGAACACCCGCGAATCGTCGGCCACGGCTCGGCACATGTATTCCTGCACGTAGGTATGCAGGTCACCGCGGTAATCCTGCTTCAGCCTGTCGATGACCGGCAATGGGAACTTCGCCGGCCAGGTCGCGCGGCGCTCACCCTGCTCGTCCAGGTACTCGATCGGCACCTTGAACACGGGCCATCCCGCCCGCTCTAGCCGCTCGGGAAGGCTGCCTTGCCCGCGCCGGGTGCCGAGCGCCCGAACCCACGACGTGATCGGATTGTCGAGCGACGGCATAAGGGTCTTCAGCAGCCATTCCCAGGTGGCCTTGCGCTCGACATCGGAGCGTGTTTCCTCGGGATCCTCGACGTCATCGATCAGCAACGCATCCGGCCGGGTGTCGAGGTATTTCATGCCGGTCACCGACATGTCGCGACCGAGCGCCTGGATGGCGGTGCCGTTCGTCAGGGTGATCATGCCCTCTTGCCACGTCACGCCGCGGACGTTGCCGAATAGGCGCTCGATCTCGCGGTTGACCTCGATCTCTCGCTTGATCGCCGCGAGGCGCTGGATCGCCAGCGGCCGAAAGTTGGCGCTGACGATGACCATGTATTTGAACTCGCCGAAGAGTGCGCGGAGGAGCGCGGCTTCCTCAAGGTAGGTCGTCTTGCCGACGCCGCGGAATCCCTCGAACGAGAAGCGGGCGTGCGGGCCGTGGATCAGGTCAACGAGCTCGCGGTGCGCGGGGCAGGATTTCTCGGGGTGGCGGTTGGCGAAGATCCGCTGGTGAGCGAGCCACCGGTCGCCACGGAGACGGGCGATGACCTCCTCGCGGGTCGGCTCAGGCAAATTTCTTCACCCGAATCGCACCAACACGGATAGCCGCCGCAAACCGAACATGCGACATTTCGTCCCGTCCGATCAAAATAATCGAAGATCCGGTCAAGATCGTGAGCATCGGGAAGAGCCATACACAATCCCTTGAGAAAGCGAAAGCCCGGCGAGGGGATGCAGGACCCGCCGGGCTCTCGGGAGGCTTGACACGAGGCCAAACCGGGGAGTGAAAAACGTTCTGGCTAACGGAGGTACGAATGCACCCGGATTACGACGAAATCAAGTCTCTTCGTGCGCGCGGCTGGTCGTTCCTGAAAATCGGCCGGCATTTTGGGGCGGACCCGACCGGAATCCGGAGAGCAATGTTGCGCGGCGACGCATCGATTCCCGGAACGACCAGATATGGGGCTAATCAGGCCCGCGCGTTTTACCGCTTCCCGATCAACTCGCACAAGCCGGGGCCGGGATGAGCGACCTGCCGTTCCCCCACCGGTCGCAGAAGCACTTCTGCTCGAACTGCGGCAAGAGCCTGAGCTACTACGAGTGCCGGCCGATCTTCGGTGGGCTCTGCCGCAAGTGTCGCGAGCCGACCGAGGAGGCTCAGGAAAAATCGGAACACGGCCGGCGAACCAGTAGGAAAATCTCGGATGACCAGTTTCTCGCGGCGCTCCGGCGAGCATTTCCGAATCGCGGCTGAGCACGCGGCCTGGTGTCGCGACCAGGGACTGCTGCCGAGGGAAGTCCTGGCGACGATCGGTGTCAGCTATCCGGAGTTCGCCGGTCATCCTGGGTGGACTGACGTTCACGAGGAGCTGGCGCGCGCCCATTGTCGCTTGACGGGCGAGCGCGGCGCGGCTATGTGAGCGCTCGGAGGGCGTCCGTTCCGGTTGATCCCCGGATAGTCCGCTCGCCGTCTCGACCTCCGGCAAAGGTTTTGACGCCCTCCGCTTTCAACCGGAGGGGTCGGGAGGTCGCCTTGCCAGACAACCAATCAATCCGTTCAAGGCGTTGCCGCCAGAAAAAGCTTTCGTTGCGCAACGATTTCGATCGTAGGTTATTGATAGTAGAGCAGGAAATGCTGTCGTTGCGCAACGAAATCGCAACGTTGCGCAACATCCCCCCACACCCCCCTTCTCTAAAGAATCCTTCGGATAAGTTATGTAAGAACCCCTCTCCTCCTTCGGAGGAGATCCCCCAGACCGCAAACGGAGCTTTGCATGCGAAACGAGGACAAAGACTTTCGCCCGATTGGTACCCTTCTCTCGGAAGCCGTAGCTTCGCTGAAGGACTCGGGCTCGACCCCGACGCAACATTCGACCAATTCCGCGACTACTGGACGTCCCGAGCAGCCGGCGGAACCAAGCTCGATTGGGAAGCTACCTTCCGTGTTTGGTGTCGACACGAAGCCCAACGGGCCAAACCGAACGGCCACGGGAAATTCTCTGCAGTCGACAAGCTCCACATCGGCGCTCGCCTTGCGGCAGAGTCATTCGAGGCAAAGAGGCGAGCTCGTGAGCAGGCTGCTGAGCCACTTCTGGACGAGTGACGACCATCCCACGAGCCGGCAAGCACAGATCGAGGATTGGCTTGAAGACCTCGACGATTACACCCCGCAGCAAGTAGAGGACGCTTGCCGGAAATGGCGCCGCTCTTCCTCGCGGCGACCGACGCCGCATGACATTCGCAAACTCATCGGAGCTGACGATATGGAGCATTTGCCGACCGATTGGTTGCCATCTGATGAGTGCCAATCCTATTATCGATCATGCGCCGATCGGTATCGGCTGAAAGGCAAGGTATGCTCAGATCGGTGTCGGACATGAACCCCTGGCTCGGCGCGCTGACGGCGTGCGCGATCGCCCTCGCGGCGGCATTCTGCCTCTCCGGCTGCGGCTTGTCGGCAGCCATCGGCGGCACTGGTGCTGCCGGTGGCCTTCTCGGTCAGGCCGAGAACCTGGTGCCGGAGCTGGTCCTCCAGAAGTACCAAGCGCTCCACAACCTGAAGGTCGGCATGGAAGCGATCGACGCTTCACCGGGGGCAGTCACGATGATCACCCCGGCGCCGAGGATCGTACCGGCAAGGTGAGTATGAGCAACGCCGAGATCGATGAAGCAATTGAGTTGGCGCTAGCTGCCCTAAATCCCATCAGCGGATTTCTGCGTCGCAGGCCGGCGGTGGCCGAACGCTACCTCGAAAGCGTGCGGATTAAGCTCAGGGCTGCTCAGGAGGAGATCAGGGTGCGGGGCAAACCATGACCTGGCGCTTCATCATCGCCGCGGGCCTCGCCGGCTATGGCATCGCCGCCTACGCGGCCTGGGAAATCGTCCGCCAGGTCAGCGTCATCGCTGCTGTGTGGGCGCCGTGAAAACGCATATCGGTCGCTTCTCCGCATTGGATGACCTGCCGCGGAAAATGCGCGGCGACGGGCTCGAGGTGCTTCGCTTGCTCGCTGAAGTTGGACGATTCTCGTGCTTCGAGGTTGATGGGCCACTCGCCCGCAGCCTAGAGCAGATCAAGCGGCACGGCTGGGCGGTATTCGACACCAGTGTGGGCTATCCCTGGACGACGGTCACCGTAACCGACGCTGGGCGCGCCGTGTTGACCCCGGCGCCGTGATAATCCGTTGGGCGCATCCTGGTCGGCCACGCCCTCGACTCGCAGCTAAATCCTACTGATGAGGAGTTTCATGCCGAAAACTAACCATCTCAGCTATTGGTCTCTCCTCGAACACCTGTCGCGTCATAATGTCAGAGGATGGTTCGAAGCTGGCACCAAAGCTGAAGACGCCCAAACCATTGCGTGGGCAGTATCCTCAGTAAACGATCGCCAGCTAGCACGACGCCTTGCTCGCGCGCTTTGTCAGCCGCGTCGCGCCGATTGACGCACCGAATCGTTCTCCGCGACGTTCTCCCGGATCAACGAGACGACGTTCGCGAGCTCGGCTTCAGCCAGTCGGAAGACAACGCCGACATCTGGGTTTGCGAGAGATCGTCGGCAAAAGCGATCCGATTCCTGATTAGGACTTGCAAAAAGCTCGGCATCCGAGGTAGAGCCTTCCGCATCTAAGCGGCCCGGCCCCAATGAGGGACCCGCAGCCGTACCGTAAGCCCGCGGTGGAGCGGAAACCCGGACCCAGCGCTAGACAATAGCGCGGATACCCTCTCTCTTAGGGGGTAAGGGGGTGATTCTCTCTCCCCTTGCTTCACCTATCACCAGCCCGAAGCGATTCCCCAAAAATCTCGCTGACTTCTGAGATGGGGCAGCAAAATTCACCCTCCCCCCTCCCCGGTCCCGGGAATTTCCCCGAGTAGGACCCCGCCGACGAGGACCACGCTGATATTGGCCAAACCGTTGGACATAGAGGTGCTGTCACCAGCTAAGCCATTGGAAACGTTGGTGTTACTGTCGTTGGTTGCGTCCTTGATACAGACGCTACGGGCTGCTCTGAGCGCGCGGACATGTGTTCTTGACGAGATGGCTAGGGCCTTTTAACGTGGCTGGGCGATGGCATTGATACCTGCGGTAGAGTGGCGGACGCTGAGTCCGCGGGCGAAGATCGAGCGGCTGGTTGGTCGCTCTTTGGACGACATTGACGAGATGCTGTCGATACCGCTGCTATCGTGCGAGCCTGCGATGTTGGCGGCTCGTGTTCAGGTGATTCGGGTGATTCTGATGACGGCAGCGAAGCTAGGGATAGAGCAGCGGCGGGCTGAGGATTGGGCTGGGTACATGCGGGTATTGGATCGGGAGGCGGCGGCTTTGGGTAAGGGGAAGCGGTCGAAGCGGCGTTCAGCTGACGCGGTAGACGCGGACGGCTGAGTTTGTGAGGGTCCGGCATGAGAAGCGTTTACCGAGCTGCTTGCCGAAGGCGCAAACGGACACATGAACGCTGCGAGGCGAGTTGTTTCGGAAGACGCGAGCGCTGCCGACGGGCATTTCGTCGAGATATTGCTTGTAGCGTCCCCCCGGTTCATTTGGGGCGGCGTTCTCCTCGATTTCGGAGACCCAGGCGTTTTCGGTCATGCGCGACATTATGGCACATGGGCTTTGGCGCGGGAATGGGGATGAATGTGCGGCGCAGCACCGACTGATCATGACGGCGAGCGGGTGCGAGGCCCGCACATCACGAGGAGCGAGAAATGCACATGAGAGCAATCGTTGCGGCCGCGTGCCTAATCCCTCAGCTGGCGTTTGCCGGGTCGGGATCGATGGTGAGCCACATCTATCCGAACAGCATCTATGCGCCGAATTGCGTTGCGTTCCAAACCGTTGGTGACGGCACTTCTTACGGGGTGTCGGTGAATGACCCGGCAGCCGCGGTAATTGCGGCGTCGCTGAGTCAAAGCGAAATCACCGGCCGGCCGGTTTACTTCGATGTGAACAACAACGTGGGGGCGCCCTTCCACGCCGCTGATTGCACGGCGGGAGGAATAAATTACATCGTTGATTTCGCTGAATAATATGACGAAGCTTCGTCAACTTGCTGCCATCGGCCTGGTTGTCACGAGCTGCTGGCAGCCACGGCCGGCGCACGCTTTTCTGCCGATCGTGCCGTTCATCGCCGCTCAACCCTTGGTCGCCGCTTTCCTCGGCGTCGTGACGGCGACTTATGCCGCCATCATCTACGGGATAGACGTCGGGATCAGCAACATGGGGCCGAACACCTACACGTTCAGCGGCGCCTTAAAGCTCCCAGAAAACGCCGGCGGGACCGCGCCCTGCCCCAACGGCAGCTTGGCGGGCAACCCAAATTTGGGTGTGCTGCTCGAGTTGGCGGCGATCAACTGCAGAGCGACTCTGGAGTTTGGCTTGACGCCTGGGCCGGGTTGCTCCTTGAGGGTCGAATCGGCAAGCCTGCCGGGCGTGTGCATGGTAGACGGGACGGTCAACAACGCGTCGAAGGCTCAGTGCCAGGCGCTTGTGACAAGCTGCAATGCTATATGGCCGGGGCAGTGCACGGGGAATTGTCCTCAGGAATGAATGCGGTCGCGGTGGAGCAGCTTGGTAGCTCGCCAGGCTCATAACCTGGAGGTCGGCGGTTCGAATCCGCCCCGCGCCCCCACCAAAGGTTCACTTTACGCGGGCGGTGCGGCCGTGTATGGCTGTGCCGCCCTTTTCATGTGAGGACTCCGTAAATGGCGGTGCAAAACTTTACGACACAGTTCACTCCGGCTGTGGCTGGGTTCACGTTGAGCAACATGACGATCACCAACGGTGCGGTCGGGACGGTGGTGGGCCTTCTCACCGCCGTCTTCAACGACCCTACCGTGATGACGGTGGCAGTGTCGCTGGGCGGGCCGGATGCGGCGAAGTTCAGCCTCTCGTCAGCTACGCTCACACCTTCGGCGAGCGCTTGCAACCTGCAAGTGGCACAGGCCATCTCGGCCTCGGGAACATTCTCGATCAGCGCTTTGGGGACCACGCCATGACCGGGCAAGTTTGCGCCCAGCCGTTCACGCTGACGGCACATGTTGGCCCCTCGCCGGACGGGACTTACATCTGTCAGCCCAACGGGACGCTGACGATCGCCTCCGGCACGGTATCGTGGGGAGCTCCGACGACGGCCACGTCTGCTGGCATTTACCTGAACGGCGCGGCCCTGGACGGTGGTTTGGGCAGCCAGCTGGTGGTGCAGAATGGGGGCCAGCTGTACACTCTGGGAACAGACCATAATTGGTATGTTTTCGGGTCCGGCGGCCATTGGGTGCTTGGCACTCCGAGCCCGGTTCCCCCCGCTTGCCCATAATCACCGCAACGCCGTTCACGCTCACGGCGCAGATCGATGTGGTGGAAGAGGCGCCGATAGCGCTTCTCGGGCTTGGCTGCGGAATCTGGGTAGCGCAGAAGATCGAGGAGAACCCGATTGTTCCACGTCGGCGGCTTCTCGGTCTTGAATCGAAGGACGACCCATGACCATTCTCACCGCGACGCCGTTCGTTGTAACGGCGCAGATCGGCATGAGCTCATCTTCGACTCCGGGGTCGCCGTGGCCGATAGGTGTGCCGCCAAACACCCCCGACAGCTTAGTCCAACACACGAGTCACGAGGTGTGGAATCAGCCGAGCGCGGGCTACTACGCCAGCGGCGGCCAGGTGATTTTCAATGCCGGCCAGAACGCTGTGATGAGCGGCCAGGTCACCATAAACGCGGCTCATTGGAGCTACGGCGGCGGCATAGCACCAGTCGACAACCTCCAAGGCTACTGGCTCATGGATGGGGCGCCGTTTTCTCCGTTGATGACCGGCCAATCGACGGACGGAGGATCTTTCGCCTACACCTTCGACACGTCGCTGTATCCTGATGGCCCTCATGTATTCACCTTCCAGGTTGTCAATTCCGAGGTGATTTCTCTCGGACACTACGCAACGAGGGCGATATACATTGTATTTGCCAATCACGGAGCAGCCCCCGACGCTCCGGTGAGGGTGCCGCTGGCGAACTCGTGGATGGAAGGAGTCCCGAGCGTTCCTGATTGGCACACGTTCACATCCAAGATCCTGCCGCAACACGTCAACGCCGCGATCCCATTTACGCCGGTTTTCTGTCCCCCGGACCCGGTGAATGGTGCCACGTTGGGCGAATTGGTCATCGAGCCGTTGCGCGGCGCGCCAGGGGCAGGCCCCGGCCGAACGCACGGCCCACGCTGGACGATGGGCGACACCGGCGTCGGCTTGTTGCCGGAGGGCGACCTATATTCAGGCAACATCTCTTTGGATGCCGATGGCTATAATTTCAACACCGTCATGCTCGAGCTCGGGCGCGACGGGGATCGCTTCAACGCTCAGATCTCCGCGCTGACCACCTATGTCGACACCCTCGACGGCACGGGCTGGTGGGGCGTCAGCATGGACGGCCGCCTGTTCAAGCGCACCTTCGATGGTCACGTCACGACCGTCGCCGGCCGAATATTGGCGCCGAACACCTTTGCTTGGGACCCCCAGGCCTATCCCTATCTGTCCGAGACTCAAAACTCGGACGCCAGGCTGAACGGGCGCGCGCAATTCATCGGCGATTTCTCCGCTACTCCCGGTGGCAACATGGGCGGGTGGTGGCTCAAGAATGCCGTCGATCTCTGCGTCGACCCGCGAAACCACGCGATCGTTTACCTCTCGCTCCAGGTGCCGAGCGTCATCGTCAAGGTCGACACCTCGGTGAGCCCGGCGAGAGTGACGCTCTATGCCGGCACGCTTCAGACCAACCTCGACAACAAGGGAGGCGTGGGCTACGTGGATGGCCCGGCGCTCTCAGCTCAATTCAGCGAGCAGGCCGGGATCTGCATGCTGTCCGACGGCAGGATGATCGTCGCGGACAGCAACAACGCCGCGATCCGCATGGTTTCGGCCGATGGATCAACGGTCTCGACCGTCGCAGGCGGGACGGCCAGCTCGCAACCGGCGCCGCCGAGCAGCGACAATCCGCCGACCCGCTCCCCGACCGGCACCGTCCCTGTGGCGTCCAATTTTGTCGCCTACCCGTATTGGGTCAGGCTGACCTCGCACGGCACGATAGTCCTGATCGAGCAGTACAGCCTGCAGGTTCGCGAGCTCGACCTCGCGGCGAGAACGCTGCGCTACATCGGCACATTTGGCGACACGCCCGCAAACTCGAACAGCGGGTTTTGGGCTGCGTTGGAGGTCGATAGCACGGCCACGAACGGCCCCGTGGATCGCATCTATCTGGCCGTGACGGCCGGCGACGTTCCGATGTGGCGTATGGATCTCTCTGGCGCGAACAGCCAGGGATGGTTTGGCATCGGCGCGACTGGTCTGTTGAGCGCGTGCGCCGATCGGTCATACACGCCAAACGGTTATTTCCCGTGGATGTTTGCTGTGCACCGGACCCAGTGCCGGGCGATCGCGACTTGGATCGACGTGGGAACGGTAGAATATCGTGGGCAACCGTATACGCACGACCCTATAGGCGACAACAATAATGCTCAGTACGAGATTTGGTGCGCGGGTTATTACGTCTTCATCCTCGGCACCGCCCAATGTTTCCCCTACGGCGCGCGGCCCAGCTTCCTGGCGCTCTACGGCAGCACCGGGGTAAGCTACCTTGGCCTTTCGGCCACCAACAACTCATTCGAGGAGATCGCCCAGCTCACCCAGGCTGAGCGGTATGCCTTCTACCAGGCGGGGATGATCGGCTCGACGCCGCGTCCCGAGCTCACCGGCAACGACCTGCGCAACCTCGACTTCTATGTGATGCGCAACACGTACGCCGGCTCACAGCCCACCCCGTTCACCCCCGGCCCCGACGATCCTGATACAGGAAACTATCCTCAGCTCTTCGGTGTTGCCGGCACCCGTCTCTCGGCGACGTCGGTGCAGGTTACCTGGACCACCGACAAGCCCACGATCGGCCTGGCTGCGGCCACGCCACAAAACGTCACGACCCAAGCGTGGGCCTACGGGCCGTGCAGCCCACTCGAGACGGCGTACGGGACCAACCACAGCGTCGTGATCTCTGGCCTGCCGCCAAATGTTCAGATCAACGTCACTGCTATGTCGAAGGATGTGGCGGGGAACAGCTCGTACTCTTCGAATGTCGCCATCCCATGATCATCACGGCGACGCCTTTCACTGTGACGGCGCAGATCGGTTCTTCGGGTATCTCTCCGGACGGCTCTTCGCTATTCTTTCCATCAACGGACGTCCTGACAAACAAGCAAGGGACATGGTCGGTCGGCGATGTCTATGCGGAGGACGACGGAGCTGGTCACGCAGTTTTTCGCATAAAGCTCAACGGCCGATATGTTGCGGAGATCCAAAACGTACCAGGCGCTGGGTTGGATTTTGGAGTCGTTGCGGTTTCTAGTCTGTGGGTAGACAACGGCGGGTGGGTTTACGCTTTTGTCAGTGGCGACAACGGCTATGCGATGTACGTCAATGCCGGCTGGGTCGCGAGCGGCGACACGTCCGGTAGGGCGGCGCCCGCAGCCGGGTATATGCTCTCGCACTTTGCGCCGCCGTACACGAGCTCACCCGATGGCACCAGGATCACGGCCCCCGCCACGAATACGGTGACGAACCAGGACGGCGTGTGGGGGATCACCAATGGCGTCCTCACCCTGAACGGCGTCGGGATCGTCGACAACCGCGGTGGCAACAACGACAGCTATCCACCGAATGCCTTCCAGGCTTTGGCGATCGAGATCAACAGTCACGGAACGGCGTTTGTGCAGGCGTCGGACTCGACGTGGCGCAGCTTCGCCGGTTTGGCGGCCAACCCCTCGGCCGGACCTACCGCATCCCCGGTCCCCGTGAGCATGACGATCACGCCGCTCAATGGGCAACTCATACCGACCGCGCCCCCGGGGTCTCCGCGGGGAACGAAAGTGGCAACGCTGACCGTCACGATGAGCGACGGCTCAGTCGTCACTCCGACGACGGCCGAGGTAGCTTTGGTAGCCGACCAAGGGTACCCCGGCGGCCTCGCTTTTGAATATGTTTCGCCAAATATTCAAAGCAACGGCGTTCCGTTGACGCCAGGCTATGACACATTTCTCGTGCAAGTGACAATAAATGGCACCTCGTTCTGTCTAGGAACGCTTGTGGGAACCAGCTAACTCCGAGACCGTGATGACGAGCTTGGGCTGCTTGCCGTAGACTTTGCGGGGCCGCTTGTATTCGACCACTTGGGCGTCGTCCAGCCAGACCACGCCCTTTAGTGCGTCTTTGGCCTGCTTGATGTAGTTGTCGAGGTCCGGCTTGCTGGTCGGCCGGATTAGGCCGAGGATTGCGGCGTTTTTCTTTTTCATCGACCACGAAGCTGGGATTTTGCGCTCCGCGAGGAGCTCCATGACGAGCGCACCCTCGAACGGCTCGCGACCCGACATTTCCTGCTGGGCGATCAGCCGCAGTGCCGCATGCTCGTTTTTCTGCTTCGACGGCGTGTAGCGGCGCCCTGCTTTGGTTTGCCGATGTGCGAACGGCACAGGCTCGCCGAGCAGCACGATCGTAACCGGGTCGGTCATTGTCTCTCCTGGTCTCCCCGCTCGTCGGACCGCGGCGCGGGGAGTGCGTAGCGCGGCCGCGGTACACGCCTGCTTTGCACATAGCACAGCGGCGGTAAAATGCACCCGCGACACCCTGTCGCATGGGCAATGGGTGCCGATCGGGAGTATATTGCGATCATACCAAGCGAAGGAGCTGGATATGGACAAGTGGCAAGCCCAACAAATCAACGAGTTTATCCGTCGGAATCCGGACGCCCGCGAGGCGGCCGAGCGCAAGCTGCTAGCGATCACTTCCCCATTCGGGGCCTCATTGAAGCGAGCTGACGCGTTCGAGCATTTCCTTTCTTCGCCAGATCTTCCCCAGCCTTGTGCTGGGGCCTCATTGAAGCACGTCTGCCCGCACGGCACGCAGCTCGACCTGCAGGATTGCATGCAATGCGCGGACGAGGCCGAGCTCGCGGATCTGTTGCCGCACAGCACGCTGACGGCGCGGCTGCGCGCGGGGATGAAGCCATAATGACAACATTTGGCTGGATACTTGCGGTTATTACCGTATCCGGTATAGCTCTGTCTATCGTTGGCCTAATTTATACATTGGTGCGCTGAATGATCATCCGCGAGACCGCCTCCGCCTACCATGCCCGCGAGGCGGTCTCGGCCGGTTTCGCATGGGACGTCGTGTCGAGTTGCCCTGCGCAGGCCTACTATAACTCCGTATTTCATCCCGACCATGTCGCCATCCAAGCCCGCAAGGAGGCGAAGCGGCACAGCAACGAGCTCGATGTCGGCACGGCGGCGCACCTCGCGGTCCTGGAGAGCCACGTCTTCGCGGAGCGGTGCAGCTTGGTCCCTTACTCGGATTGGCGCACCCAGGACTCGCGCAACATCCGCGATCAATGCGTGATCGACGGCAGGGTGCCGCTGCTCGCCAAGGATTACGAGCTCGTGACGAAGCTGCGACTCTCGATCGAGAACAGCGACGCGGCCGAGTATTTCTTCGGCGAGGGCGAGAGCGAGGTCAGCTTCACGTGGGAAGACAACGGGATCGCCTGCAAGGCCCGCGCCGACCGCATCGTGCCCGGCGCGATCGTCGACCTGAAGACCGCCATCAGCGCGAGCCCGCAGGCGTTCCAGCGCGCGATGGTGCGCTACGGGCACCATCTGCGGGCGGCGTGGTATCTCGATGGCTGGCGAGAGGGCAGCGACCCATCGCCGCATGTCTATGAGGTGTTGAAAGACATGCGGTATCTCTACGTCGTGGTCGCGAAGACCGAGCCGCACCTGGTCTCGATCAACCGCCTCGACGAACGCGCGCTCGAATGGGGCTGGATGCTTTGCCGCAAGGCCCTGTCCGAGATCAGGCGAGCCTGGGAGACCGGAGTGTGGTCAGGGTACAGCCTGGAGGGCGATAAGATCAACACCGTGTCGCTCCCGGCTTTCGCCGAGCACCAGCTCGCGGACATGGAGGCCAACGATGAGATTTGATCTTGCGCCGCATCAGGTGTTGTTGGTCCGCCACGCGATCTTGGCGATGCACGCCAGCATCAAGCTTTGCCTGCACAATACCAACATGCCCCCGGCCACGGAGCACGCCTGCGAGTTCACATGCGAGCAACTCGAAGAGGTGATCGCGATATTCTCGGAGAAGCCGGAATGACCCATGATCTCGACACCGGAGAAATCACCTACACGCTCTACCGCCGAAGCGCCGATCTCGGTGCCCTCTTTGCCGCGCTTGCGAAAGCCCAAGCCTCGTTCGCTAGTGCCTCACGGGATGCCGAAAACGAAGGCTTCAAGCGCGGCGGCAAGGCGAGCCGCTATGCGACTTTGGAGTCCGTGATCGAGGCCACCAAGATGGGGCTTGCGGAGAACGGGCTGGCGTTGCTGCAAATGCCCGGCAATCAGGGAACGAGCATCACGGTAACGACAATCCTCGGGCACGGCGAATCCGGGCAGTGGGTCGAGAGCACCTTTGCCGTCGCCCCATCTCGGTTTGATGCGCAGGGCGCGGGGTCTGTTATCACCTATCTGCGCCGTTACTCACGCATGGCCGTCTGCGGCATCGCGCCCGAGGATGACGACGGCAACGCGGCCTCGATCGAAGCGCCGCAGAAGCTTGGCCGGCCGCCGCCACGCCGCGCAGGGCCGTTCTCCAAAACGTACCCGGCCGAGCAGGGGTTTGTCACAGAGCCGGTTCCCGCCAATAGGGAAAATCCTGTATTGGCCGAGTCTCCTACGGTCGTACCTAACGCCACACTGACGACTCGCGCATGGGGAGCTGCGCGCGATGGTTTGTGGTCGCTCCAGAGTTTTTGCGAATCGCTAACCCGCACCGAGCGAGCGAGCATCAAGCGGCTGGTGGTCGACGAGCTGCAGCCGTTCGCGCGTCGGGCGGACGAGGATAGAGTTGCAGACGAGCAACGCGACAGGCTCGACGAGCTGACCGAACGCAAACCGGAGGAGATTCCGCTATGACCGATCTCGACGAGCTGCTTGCCAAGCTGAAAGCGGACGTGGCAGCGAAACATGCGCAGGCTGATATCTTGATGCGCGAGGCCGACCTTGTCGCCGCCCGCATCCAGGGCGTCGAGGAGGCCCGCGCGGCGATGGTGCTTGCCGAGGGAGACGCTGCGCTTCGAGACATAGATGCGCGCGCCGAGCGGCTTAGGAATCGCAAGCCGCGGCGCGACATCCGGGCGCTCGTGAAGGCTACGGTCGAGAAAAAAGGCTTGTGCTCCGCCGCAACACTTGAAGAGCAAGCTACCGAGATTGCCGAAGAGATTGGCTGCCGCAAGTCGCAGGTCGAGGCCGCGCTGCGGGCGATGTCAGTAGTCAAGCCCGATGGCGAATCCGTGAGCCTGCAGCTGGGGGAGCTGCCGCGCGAGCCTCTTCCCGATGTCGTTTCGGTAGAAGGGGCTCGCCGGCATGCTGATCTTGCGGAGGGTTGAGTATGCACTTCTTGCTGCAAGCCGCACTGTGGCGCCTGTTCCCACGCCTATGCCAACGTATCCTCCGGCAGAGGCCAGAGGGGAGTTTTCGCCCGCCTGACACTCGCACGGGTGGAATCCCTCCGTTTCCCCCCATAGGGGCACCCCGACAATCTCCTCGTAATCCCGTGGCGGATGAGGGTACGGCGGTATGGCAAGAACTACTCCCACCGCAACCTCATTCATCGTATGGGCCGCACGCGTCCACTCTCCGGAGGCCAGAGCATGAAGAAACTCGATAGGATCGCAGGCGAAAAGATCGGTCTCGATGTTGAAGGCAGGCCAGCCGAGCCGCATGGTCCACTCAAGGGGCCACGGGTGTCCGCTGTCGTCGATGATGCAGTTGACGTCGACGTTGCCGACATAACCGAGCGCCTCAAGCTGCTCTGCGCACGGTACAAGGACTTTCTCCGCGAGTTTGCTACGGCGAACATACCGCATGACTGTGCCCGCTTCGCCGCAGTTCTGGCCCAAATCACCCGCAAAGAGCTTCTTAAACTCGAAATTCTCCTCGAAGCCCTCCGCGAAGCCGGCAGGGCCGAACCACCCGCCGGCGGCGAACTCAATCCCCTCGATCGCCTCTTGCAATAGGAACGGACACGGAGGGCGGCCATGTTTTTTCTTCCACTTCCGAAGCATGAAGGTGGGATCTTCCTCGACGCCCGTCTTTGCGCTCAAGCTTTTGTCCGCAGTATCCGAGCATGGCTTAGAATAGAAGGGTTCTCCTCGACGCTCGACGAACTTAATTGCCTCGGTGTAATCGTTGAACTCGCGGAAGGGAGGCGCGGGGATGCCGGCCTTCTTAAAGACCTGCATTCCCTTGGTGCGGTCGAGCTCCCACGCGGCGCTCTCGGGCGTGCCGCCGATGACGAGCATCCCTTCAGCCTGCCACCGGGCAGCTTCAGTGAGGTAGGCCCCATTGGCCTCAAGGATGATGATGTCAGCCCACCGAAGCCAGGGATGGAAGTCTGGCACAAGATCAACCAGGCCCTTGCCGATTGGCCGAGACCGCGCGTCGTACTTACGGACGAAGAACTTGACCTGATGGCCGGCCTTCTCCGACCGGAGAGCAAGGTCTAAGAGTCCGTCCCCGGCGTCACAAATTAGGAGAACACGAATGCCTTACATCCTTCTGCAAAGTCTCGGCATCCCAGCACCGGGAAGCGTCCGGACAGAGGATCTACCATATTGGTATAGACGGCAAAATCAAGCGATGGCTCAGGCCACACAAGCTCAAACCTGGGCTCTAAATGCGGTGGCGAATTTCGATCCCGCGATAATCGTTCAACAAATCAAGGTGAATGAAGAGAATCGTCGGCGCATAGAATTTGCGAGACTGTCAAAGCATTGGCTGAACGCGATGCTCGACGTGGAATTAGGGTTATGAACGAGGCCCCCTGGAGCCCGAGAGCGTGTCTCGCCGTCATCGTCACGGCGTCGCTCGTCGGATGGCTGGCCATCTGGCTGGTGGTCGCGGAGATATTCTCATGAGGCAGCCACCTTATTACGACTCCTGGCCTGAGTACCTGTGGGAAACGCTGCTGGAAACGACGGCGGGGTTATGCCTGGTTGTGATGGTGTGCGCGGCCTGGTTTGCGGCGGGCATGTTGGTAGGTGTTGCCCTGATGGCCGCCGCCCATGCGGGCGAGGTCGCCGACTGCGCGCACGATCGCTACCTTGAGGCTATGGACTCGCCGAAGACCAACACCGTCGCCGGAATCCTGAAGGCCTCAGATTTTGCCGTCACTTTCTGTCTCGGCCAGCATTCGAGCGCGGCGGACAATGCCGAATTCGACGCCGGCGTGGATCGCGCGTTCGGCGAATTGATGCAAGCACTAAAGGGGCAAAAGCTATGAAACACCTCATCGCGGGCTCGCTCTATAACATTTACAGCGATTTGCCGATCCGACGCTCGGTCGCCGCGATGGGGGGTAGCCCACCCCCGGTTTGCAAGACTTGCGGCCTGTCGGCCTGCCCCAATCTTCGTCGGACAGCGCCGACTGTCGATGAATATAAGCCACGCACCGATGACGGTGTGACCGTATGGGGGCCGCCATCATGAAATGCTTTATCGTCGCGGTGACGTTCGTGCAAGACGGAACCGGCGTCGGCGCGACATCGCTCGGCTTGCGGGTGTGCCGTGCGCCAGAGACGGCGTCGGCCGGCGTCGCCGCCGAGTTTGTCGCCGACCACGGCCGCGGCTGGGCGATGGAAACCGTCACCGTGCTCGAAGTGCCGAGCGACTCGCTCGGGCGAGCCGTCGAATTGATCCGCAGCGCTGGGCCAGCGCCTGGGCCGCAAGGCGTCGTCCCGATGCCGCCGCGGTTAGTGCCGCTGCAAGATACCGCGCCGGATCAGACCGGCTATCCGGAACCTGCAGCGTTTGTCCCGTAGTAAAAAATCATGGAAAGCCGTTTTGAGCTTTACTTGCAACAAGTGCCGTTGGGAAAACGAAGGCCGCTGATCGCTGTGTTAGATACAGCCGAACTCGTAAAAATGTGGTTAGAGGATCGCAAAGTCGTCCATACGACTGAAAACCTCATAGCTCTTGTAGAGCTAGTCATACAATACGAACAAAATCCGACCTACGTGCGCAGATTAGAGGAGTCGAACGACTCCGAGGATCACTAAGGAGTAAAAAGAGATGATGATCGGGGCTCTGATCGGGATTTTTATCGGGGCGACGTACTTCTTGATTACGGAGGCGATCAGGGACCGATAGTCGATATGCGTTCGGACTCAACTCCAGCCTCCGGCGCGCCTCGGGAGATAGCCGAGCCAATTGCTCGCGCCGCTGGTTTCTGAATTTGACGGCCTATTGCGCCTCTAGCCGCTTCGGCTAGTCCGGCCCCAGCAGCCCCGCCGGCGGCCGCTCCTATGCCTGCTCCCATCGGGCCAAATGTTGAGCCAATCCCGGCGCCGGCGGCGCCTCCGATAGTCCCGCCGAGCAAATCGCCGATGAACCGCTGCATCTTTTGCTGATTGATCGGCCGGCCGCGCATCATGTCGTCTCCAGCCTCGGCGAACCGCCTCATCAGCTCGTCGTCTTTTGAAAGTTGCCGACGGCGTGACGCGCTCGATCCGAGGCTCATGATCACGTCGTGGGGCTGGAAAGTACGGCGCGCGTCGGGGTTGCGCTCGGCCGCGGTGTCCATCGTAACGAACCGTCGCCAGGCGGCATTGATGCGTTGCAGCTGCGGGCCATAATGCGGGTTTTGGTCGATCAGCGTGTCGCGCATGAGCTGCTGAAGCTGACGCAAGTGCTCGCCGAGCATTTGTTGGTCGGGATCTGCGCGCGGTCCGACGAATTGCCGGGCGCTCGCGCCGATCTGGCTTTCCGCTTTCTTGAAGGCCTCGCCGTCCAAAACGTTTGAAATCTGGTGCGGAGCGCCTCCGGTTGGAACCGACACACCTTGACTTAGAGGCTTTGTCACGTAGGTTTCGAGGAACTTGGCGAATTGCGTTGCTTTCGCCGGGGACATGATGTTCGAGCCTTGAACGAGAGACTTTAACCCGGTGGTGAACTTCGGGTCCGCACCGTCGAACATGAGATGCGGCTTTACGGCATTGAAGGCGTCGTCGAGCTTGTCGTCGACCGCATCGATGAGCGTGTCGCCTGGCTTGGTGTTGCGCGGTATCGAGCCACCGATAGGCTCGAGCACCTGATTCGCCATGGCGCGCTGGAAGCTATCTGCATCTCGGCCTTCGGCTCCTGTCGCCATGCGGGCGAGGTGCGGGAACGTCTGTTGAATTTTCTGCAGCGCGGGCGAGAGTGCGGGGCCGATCATGCCGCCTGCGCCGCCCATGACGGCGCCCCCAGCCCCACCGATCGCAAGCTGCTTCAATTTGTCGGGCCAGTAATCGCCGCTTGGCGGCGCCGGCTGCGTTGCCGCCCCGCCCGCGCCCATGGCCGCGCCCAGGCCGAGTCGCGCACCCATGCCTCCAGCTGCGGCCCCTGGCATCATCGCGAGAGGGGCTGTCGCTGCGATGTTCCCGCCGATCCGGCCGGCTCCAGCCATCATCGGATGCGCCATGCGCGCCGGGTTCTGTGCGTAGGCCTGTCCAGATTGCGCGATGCTTTGATCAATTCCGGCTTGTAATGGTTTCGGCTGAGGTTGCGCCCCCGGCAGATCGGCCCGCGGCATCATCCTCGGACGCGCAATATCCGGCAAGCGGGTCGCAAGTTGCGCCACGCCTTGCCCTGTCTCGACAACGCCTTTCTTGAGCCCCTCCCACAGCGCCTCAAGTTTGCCGGGCTGCTCTTGCGGTTTTGGTCTCGAATCGAGCCGGTTCCAAATTTCATCGATCTTTTGATTGCCGCTCGGGATGCGAGCGGAAGCCGAAGCACCTTCGGGAGACGAGGCTTGCGGAGCGGCAGGCGCAGGTTTGTCGGACATCGCCGCCACGACGTTCTGTTGCGCCGCTGGAGTAAGCGGCGTGACGCCAAGCGACTTCAGGCGCTCTTGGATCTCTGCGATCTTTGCAGCATCGTCAGGCATTACTGTCCGCTTTGAAGCTGTTGGAGCCGCTGTTGGATTTTCTGCCCATCCCCTGGGGCTAGTTTGCTGAGATCGCCTGAGGTCAAATCATGAAGCTGGTCGAGGCTCATCGTCGAGATATCGCCTCCCGCGGCCGGAGCCGCTTGCCCCTCGGCGGGCGAGCCCGCGCGCTTGATCACCTCACGAGTCCGGGGCAGCAGCTTTTGCTCGAACGCGCCCTCGTCACCCGCGTTGCTGGTCAGGAATTGCTGCTTTAGGCCGCGCATTTGGCCACCCATCAGCTGCTCATATCGGCGAATCACACCGGCCATCTGCGGGGGGCTGTTCGCCAGCGCGAGCTGCTCCTCGACTTCCTGACGATCTCCGAGAGCCCCGGCGCCGCCGAGCACCGCCTTAACGAGCTCGTCCTTTACGATCGACTTGACGGCACCGAAATCCGTCGGTGCCGGATAGCCGAGCTCTTTCGATATGATGTTGCCCACCTGGTTGAGCCGCTGCACATCACCGTTCTGCAAGGCAGATGCCGCATCGGACAGCACGGCGAGATGGTCGATCGCGACATTCAGCGAGCGCACCGTGTCGCCCTGCTTGCCGACGTCGAATTGCCTGGTCGCCGAGGTTTGCGCCGCCGTCTGAGCAACGAAGTTGCGGATTTCCTCGGATGTCGCCTCCGGATGCTCTTGCAGATACCGTTGTGCAGCCATCGCCGGCCCCGAGCGAGCCGATCGCCCGCGCTGAATGAATGACTGAATCTCTTCTGCGGTCGCTTCCGGGTGTTCGCCAAGATACTTGTCGAGCGCCACGTTCGCGGGATTTATCTTCTGGCCGGCTTGCGCAATGCGCTCTTCGCCTTGCCCGACCCGCTGGCGCTGAATGTCAAGTTCGGCCTGCTGGTAGGGCGTGACCTGCTGCCGCTGTTGCTGCGAGAAGGACTCTCGCTGCTGCAAAAGCTCCCGCTGGAGCGCCTCCCGGTTCTGCATCATCATCATGCGGAACATCTGCTGCTCGTCCGGGGCCATCAGCTTGTGCAGCTGCGACACCGCGAGGAACTTCGTTGCCGGGTCGAGCCCCGGGTTCGCCTTGTCGACCGCGGCCGCGAGGTCCTGCAGGCTCGTCATGCCCCATTGCTGCGGTGGTATCTGCGCGCCGGCTTGCTGCGCTGTCTGGTTCGCCTCCTTGACGACAGGCATCGGAGCGCCGCCCTGGGCCTGCTTCATCGCCACCGGCCCGGTGATCTGCTTGACCTTGAAGACGGCATCGGTCGGGAAGGTCGAGGGTTGGTAGCCCATCTGCTCGGCCGCGGTCGCGTTGATGTCAACACCACGGCCGGTCCATTTGGCTGGTCCGATGTCGGTTTGCGTCTCGCGGAATGTGCGGCCTTCGGGAGTCGTGACATCGAATTGCGAGCCAAGCGTCGAGCGGCTCGGGAGCGCGATGCCGGGCGCCTCGGCTACGGAGCGGCCGCCCGCCTGCAAGCCGCTGTCGCTCGGATCGTGCCACCCCGGCGCATTGCCGAACCACGACGCTTTGAGCCCAGCGCCATCCATCGGATTCCCGCCATAAGACGGCACCAGCGGGATCGGCTGCGCCTGCGGTTGCTGCTGTTGCGGGGCGCCGAAGCTGCTGGAGATGTCCTGTCCCACTCCCTGCTGAATTCCCGTCGGCAGGTTCCCGAGTGCGTTCCCCGCAGCCCCCAGCGCCTGTTGCTGTTGGGCTTCCTGCTGCATTTGCAGCCGCATCAACTGCTCGCGCAGTCCCGTGTTCTGAATCTGCTGCGCTTGCTGGACGCCGCCGAGGATGCCGGCGAGCGGGGCGAGACCGGCGAGAGGCATCAGGGGTTACTCCACCACGCCTTCAGCTCGTCTACGGTCCCGGCAAACCGGCTGCGATCGCACGCCCCAATGCCCGGCACCGGCACAACCCCGGACCCAACCTGGCCATCGGTGTGCTGCCACAGCTTCCACGCCGCAAAGCCCGGCGGGCAGATCGGCCGCGTCCCGTACTCGGCCAGCCACAGCGGGCAGCTGGACAACGTTCGGTTCGGCACCGACAACATGCTGCGGATTGTGTAGAGGACCGGCCATTTCCCGGTTGCGGCCTGCAAGAACGCTGCCGCCGTCGCGGCCTGCATGACGCTTGCCTGCGAGGACGGGTAAGGCTCCCAATCGAGGGCGAGCCAATCCACACCACCTTCAGAGAGCGCGACCGTAAGGAAGTGCGAGACCTGCCCGGACGGGCTGCTGCCGTCGAGGAAGTGGTACGCGCCTACCAGCAGCCCCGCGGCTTTCGCCTCGTCGACACGCGGCAGGAACGTCGGGTCGACGAAACCGGTGCCCTGCGTCGCCTTGAGGATCACCGCCACGATCCCGCCCTTGACCGTCTCGACGAAGTCCTGGCTCACATTCTCGTAGTGCGAAATGTCGCACACCACGTCCGACATCACCGGCGGCAAATACGGCGCTGCCATCAGCCCGCCGCCAGCCCCAGAAAGGAGAGTAGCCCGCCGCCACCGCCGCCTCCGATCGTGCCGAGATCGATCGCGCCTGCGCCTGTGTCAAAGGCATTACCAAATCCCGACAATGCCCCCGCGTCTCCCGCAGAGAGCCCGCTCCCGAAGAGCCCCCCGACCAAGCCAGACCCTTGCCCCCCCAAGTTCGCGGCGCTGAAGGGAGAAGACGAGCCGAACAGCGCATTTGAGCCGAGCATCCCCAGTCCCGTGAGGCCCTGGAGCCCCTGCGTGGCCTGTTGCGAGCCAATCTGACCGAGGTCCGCGGAGCCTAGCGACGCATTCTGGCCGAGCTTCAGGTAGTTCCCCAGGTTCGACAGCAGGGACTCGGGCAATTGATACTGACCCTGACCGATGTTGAAGCCCCCGGTCGTGGCACCCTGAGACAGGCCGATCTGGTTGAGATAATTCGACAGCGCCCCCTGGTTTGCCTGCTGTTGACCCAGGTACGCTTGCCCCGGTGCCGTCTTCAGCCCGAGCGCTCCCTGTGCGAGCGGCGCCAGCCCGCCATAGATGTTGCCGCCGGCCGATGCCGCTCCGGCCGCGCCTTGTGCGCCCTGGAGCTGCCGCTGTAGCTGCTGGTTCTGCCAATTGATGTCGAAATTACCGAGCGCCTGGTCGGTTGTGCTCGCCGCATAGGGCCCGGTCACACCAGAAGCCGCGTTTGCCGCGTTCGCTTGCTGCGTGACATCGTTCTGCATCCGATTGAACAGCGCGTTCTGCGGATCGAACCCCGATGCAAGCAGCTGCGGCGCGGCGCCGATTAGCTGGTTGCCCGCCTGCTCGAGTCCGGGGATTGCCGCCGTGATGCCGGGCGCCACGTTCTGCGCCAGATACTCGGCTGCGCCGATCCCCTCTTGAGCATACGGGTTGCTGAAGACGTTGTTCAGTGTGGTGCCGCCCGCGCTACCTCCGCCGCTGATGAGGTTGAACGCCGTATCCGATTGGTTTTGCGCTTGCGGGCCGTATAAAGCCGACGGCGTGTTGCCCGAGGAATATTGCCCGTACAGCGTGTTGAGTAGGTTCTGATACTGCTGGTCAGCGCCGGGCTGGCCCTGCGGCTGATAGTACTGCGCTTGCGCGTTAGACGGAGTGCCGGATGTGCCCGCCCCCTGCGGTGGACTGCCGCCCCCGCCCCCGAAGAGCGCCCCCATTAGGCCGCCCGCTCAGAAGCCGAAGCGCACGACGCTCCCGATGCGCTCGGCCGCTCCGAAATGCCGGAGCCCGACCATGAAGGCCCGGTCGGTGTGCATGAGGTTGATAACCCACGCTTCATGGTAGCCCTGCTCGACAAACCAAGCGCGGAGCCGCGCGCCCACGGCTGCGACAACGTGTCGCGGTGCGTGGTCGCTATAGGCGAATCCGACCGTCGGGGCAAGGTAGAAGGCATTCTGCGGCAGGAACCCGACCGTGACCGCCACGGGCTTGCGCTCGTGGATGCCAAGGAACAGCCCTTGCCACGGCTGCTCGATATCGCGGACGAGCTCGGCGATGATCATGGCCGGCTGCGGGAACCCGCACTCCCGAGCGGCACGCAGGATCAGCCCGCTGACGGCCGGATGGCAGATTACCTTGCGCGTGCGGACACGCGCGGTCTTCCAGTTAAGTTCGGTAGCGGCTGCGGGCGACGAGCTTGATACCGTAGGCTCCGAAAGAATAGGTACGGTCGGCCGCGGTGCCATCGTGCGCCTTCACCTTCATGCTAACCTCGCCCGTCTCCTCATCGGCAGAGATGATCTCGCCGGGGACTGATGCGCCGTTGTAGAGGCTCACAACCTCCCACTTCGCCTTTTCTTCAGCGGAATGCTGCGAGGTGATCTTCATGATTGTCTCCGTTGACGGGGGTCATGCAAATGCGGCTCGATCGCCGCCCACTCAGGCTGGAGGCAATAGACTTTATCTTCTCTAGGCGGTCCGAGGTTGGAGACGATGCGCCAACCCGTGGTCGCCAGCTTTTCCCTTATGTGATAGATGCGGACGGCCAAGTTCACATCTAACGGAGAGCTCGGAGCTCTTCCCCAGATCAGATCCCACAACCGGGCCGAAGCGACCGGCTTGCCCCTATGCTTCCATAGATGCTCAAGCAGCCGCCACTCCGTCATAGAAAGCCGCACCAGCGCGCCGTCGCGCCGGATAAGACAATGGCTGGTCACGTCGAAGGGAGGCGTCTCGTCTCTCATGGCGGTGGTGGCGCTAGACGGCCCTGCACGCCGCGTGCTGCCGCGATGAGCCCTCCGACGCATACCACACTGACCTGATAGGTATTCGGCAGCGTTGTGCCGCCAAGCGCCGTGTACGCCGTCCCTGCCGTAATCACGAAGTCGACCACCGCCGAGATACCGAGGGCCACCCACTTATTCATTGTCCTACCCCTCTCAATGTCCGCATCGGTGTCGCGGCCGCAGCGCCGCCGGTAGGCGTGTAGGTGATGACGATGATGCCCTGCGCGCCGTTCCCGCCCGAGCCGGTCCCGGTGTCGCCGCCACCGGCCCCGCCGCCGCCGCCGTAGAGTCCGCCGTTCCCGCCGTTCCCCGTAGTAGTTGTATTCGCTCCAGGGACTGATCCCCCACCGCCGCCGGCACCATGTGAGGCATCCCACTCCGTACCGGCTCCGCCATTGCCCCCGCTCGTGGTGGT